GTTGTATTATTTTATGATGTATTAGGAGGACACATGAAAACAATAACAACAATAGCACTATTTTTATTTTTAACAGGTTGTGGTTACACAATGAAGTTAGGTAAAAAATGCACAGCTGGACATGATGAATGGTCTTATGTTTGGTTTATAGAAAAGGATGGTAACAATGTCAGCAGAGAAAATTGCACCAAGTAAAGATTGGCGAGAGAAAAGAATCGAAGCCATTAATAGACAAACGAATAAATTTAACGGTATGAGATCTGTGGCCGAATACTATGCAGATGAACATCTTCAAATTATTCAAAGTAAATGTAAAACTAAAGCGGAGTATAAAATATGGACACGAGAAAATGGAAAAGTGTAGCTGTAGATATAGAAAACTATAAAATTATTACAGCTATGGGCGAGAAAGGTTTTAGAAGACCAGGGGCTATGATTGCAAAACTTGTAGATTCTGAACTTAAAACCATTGCAAAGAAAACAGGCAAATCAGTTGATAAACTTAGATCTGATTTACTTGTGCAAGGAGGCCGTAAACTAAATGGACGATAGTAGTAATAGAACGACAAAAAACGATAAGATAACAATTGAATTAGATCAGTCTACTAAAGGTAAGACCCACACTTTGGCAATAGAACTAGCGCTTACATTAAGCAAACAGTTAGAACCATGGAAAAGGCACGTAAAAGGGCTCACAATAAAGAAAAACAATAGAATTTTTAAAAAAGT